TGCGTAAGTACTAAAGTGTTTTTGTGGAGTGGCGTTACATATACGAAAAAAACGACCCAGGTGTACTGGGAACTCATCCGCTACTCCAAATCTGCAATGCAATTAACGCCTACTGCATGAGCAAGGTCGACCAGATGATAGGTGGGGTGGACGAAGAATACGACGACTCGGCAGACCACACGAAAGGATAAAAAACCAAACACACAAAACCCGGCTCGGTGGCCGGGTTTTAAAGTAGCTTCCGTGCACTTAGCGTTACTTGCGCACTATGGAAAAAGTACGCGCAAAACCCCTTCATGTCAATATGATTATGCCGCCTCTTGATCATTTTCCGCGTGGATCAACTGCCATAGTGGTTGCTGAGCCTGAGTATCCACTTCCTTTATGACTTCTTTCAGGGACTCCCACAGGTCGAGCCAGTCGCGCGTCCAGTTCTTTGGGTCAATGGTTACGCCAAAGAAAGTGTTCATCTCGCCGGCTACCCGTGCCGGACCCCACTCGGCAGATCCGGCCACTTCCCCCTTATACGACTGCAGGGCCAGGGTAACCAAGTACTGCGCCTTTACGCGCTTGACGGAAGTCAGGTCAGGCAGCGCCGCTTTGGCGGTGACCAGCAGCACCGCATTCAGTAGGTGCCGCATATTCATAGCAGGGTGGTACAGGTAGTGACCGAACTGCTGCACCTGGAATGGCAGCGTATCGATGGCCCGCAGCACCTTGCCGATCGTGGCCAGGTGCGCGGCGCGGGCGGTGGACCGACCTACCGGCGTGCGCCGCGTCTCACTGATGCTGATCCTCTGGCGAACGATCTCGATGCGCTCTTCCTTGTCCTCGCCCAGCGCCGCAAACACCGCTTCATGCCGGCGCATCCGGGCGCCTTTCTTCACCGGCGCCGATGCACCACGCTCAATGGCCACAGCGCTGATCGACGCGTTCGATTCGTGCTGAGCCTCAGTCCATACCTGCCTTGCGTTGATCAGTTTCATGCTGCTTCCTTTTTCAGTTCTCTGGTCTTTGCCCGATATTCGGCCTTGATGGTTTTGATTTCTTCGACGGTGTACTTGCGAAGCTCATGAGGCCCTTCGAGCCATTCGACTTTTTCGGCGCCGATTTCCTGTAGGAGTGAGATTCGGAAATTCACCAAATTGCCTGACAGGTGCGTGTTGCATGGGGCGCACTGCTTCCAGACATTGAGCGGCTCGAATCGCAACTCAGGGTTCGCTCCTACGGATCGGTAGTGCCCTGCGTGGTATTGGCCTTCGTGGTGCCGACCGCAACTGATACAAGGACGATCGGCGTCACGCAGGCGAACCCACTCGTTGAATGTCGCCTGGGCTTCGCGCAGGTGATCCGCCCTGTTCTTCAGCTTCTCCTTGCGTACCTTGATCTCTCGGCGCTCGATGCTCGCCAGCGACTTGCGCTTCTTCTCCCGCTTGTCCCGCGCGATGACAACGGCGCAGTCCGGCGAGCACCAAGACTGAAAGCTCACCTTCGGGACGAATGAGGCCCTGCAGGTTTTGACTGAGCACTTTTTCGGGCGCGGCTGCTTCCTTTCAATCGTCATGCAGCCTCCTGGCTCAGCAGATCATCGAAGTACACGCCCTGCTGTGCGAACCGCGCGACGATGCGGTCGGTGTAGGCCACTCCTTGGGCGCGATTGAACAAGCTGGTCACCGGGAATCCATCGGGGCCGAACAACTTGCAGCCACCCATCATTTCCAGCTTCGTTGCGTACGGAAGGTGACGCATCACCCGGTACCACTCAGCCTGAAACCCTGCGTCCTCGTTCAGGAGGATCTGTACGCCGACGTGCAACTTGCAGTACCGGCGGGCGTCGGCCTCGTCGCCGATCTGGGTCATCTCTGCGATGCGCTTGTACATCGCGAACCACAGCCGGTTTTGGTCGAGCGTGCGGTCCTTTCCCGGGCGCAGCGATACGACGACGAACTTCTTGTCGCGGTACATGGCGCTAAGCTTCGTGATGGCCTCGGAGAGTTTCGCCTGACAGTTCACTGAGATTTTGTCAGCCATGGGTGGCCACCTTGTTCGGCAATCCGTTGATCAGCTCGCCGAGTTGCTGTGTCAGTCGCTCGTTCTCGGCCAGCAACTCCAGCGCCACCTCCTCCACGGTCTTCTCCCCGAGGAATTCCTGCAGCGCCTCAGTGTTGCGTTTCCAGTCTGCGCAGTCGGCACGGAAAGATGCCGCTTCGGCCCACAGCAGCTTCTGGAGTTTTTGTTTGTCGATGGTCATTGAGCCGCACTCCTTGCTTCCAATTGTTCAGCCTGCTGAATCAGCAGCGCCCGGCGATCCGCCAGCTCATTGGCAGCCAGAATTCGCAGTTCTGTTTTTTCCTCTGCCGATGCTTGGCGCATGGCGAGCATCGAATCCTTCACCGCGGCGAGCTTCTCGCGCAGTTTTGGCGAAGGACGCGCAATCTCACCGGTGAGCAGCGCAACGACGGCACGGCCGTCTTCAGTTACCGGCGCGACACTCAAGTCGGCCAGGTACAGCTGCCCGCGCTCATGTGGGATTCGCCGCATTTGCACGGCTTTGGTGATCGCCTGCGTGCGGCGGTTCGCATCGAAGCCGACGGATACGTGCCAGTTCACCTCTTTGCTGTCGTCCCGGGCTTGCCCTACCAGACGCTCGTAAGCGCTGTTGAACGCCATGCGCGCACCGACCTTGTCGCCAGCGTCGAGGACAGGTTTCGCGGCAGCCAGCGCGAGCTGGATTTCGTCGGTCAGCACCACGGTTTCAAATTCATCGTTGGTGGTCATGGCGATCGCCCAGGCCTCGTCCTTGGCCGGGCGACCGTCAGCGGCTTGCACTCGCTGGAGGATGTCGGCCATCGCCAGCTTGCCCTTCACCTCAAAGCGGCAGGCCTTCAGCGCGGCTTTCACGGCGGGCACCGAGTACGCGCAGAGGTCTTCGGCCATCATCGCCGCTGTGCCTGGGTTCATTTCCTGACCCATGGCCTCGGCGGTGGCGCAGATCGCTGCAGCGAGGCTGGCAACCTGCTGATCATCCATCTCAAATGTACTCATTGCGCTCTCCCGCTTGGCGCTTGGCCAAGACCATTTGCGCAGCCTGCTCGGCAGCCGAAACGTTCGCTTCGGTACGTTCCATCTGGCGGGCAGTTGTCCCGTTGATGCGCTGCCCCGTCACCCACTGGGTGTGGTAGCTCTCGGCGTTGGCCAATAGTTCGTTGAGGCTGTGGCACTTGCGCAGCACCGCGGCATCGGCGGTTTTAAGGAAATGAGCAGCGACGTGGTGAGCGACATCGGCACCGAGTCGGTCGACAAGCTGACCAAGCTGGCCACCGACCTTGGCGTTCCACACCGGCCAAGTGCTGTAGCGCTTGCGGTAGGCCATGGCGTAGTTCGCCCAGACCTTGAAGGTTTTGCAGGATTGGTCTTTTGGGCCCGGCATGTCAGCGGGAATCTCAACCCGTGGCGCACCGTTGCGATCAACCACCAGAACCAGATTGCGGGCCGGCTTGTCCGGGCTGCCTTGCAAGTCCTGACTGGTATCCTGATTAGTACCCTGATGATTGGTATCCTGATTTGTCGGAGATTTTTCCGACCCTTGTTCGGATTTTTCTCCGACCTTGCTCGGATTTTTTTCCGAGGTAGATCGGATTTTTTTCCGAGCTTCGTTCTTTGGTGGGGTCGGATATTTTTCCGACCCGTCCAGCTTCTGGTTCCACTCAATCGCCTTCTCGGTCAGGCGGAACAGCGTGAAGTTCGAAGTGCTGGAAAGCTCAATCAGACCGGCCTCTTCTAGGGCCTTCAGCATGCGATAAGCAGTGTCTGGCTTGTCCGTGAGCAACGGCAGCTCCTCGATGATCTTGGCCTTGCTCAGTGCGAAGAAGATCCCGTCGTCAGTCTTGATTGGCTTGGTCCAGCTCGGGCAGCCGTAGACAAAGGCGAACAGCAGAGCCTGCTGAGAATTCAGCCCCCACTCCAGCGCCTTCACCTGATTGATCGTGACGGTGAATTGCATATCAGGCCTTCCCGACCAGTTTGGCCAGCTCACGGAAACGATCGACATACCAGTGAGGCTGGGTTTCGCGGGGGCATTGCGGGCTGGTGAGGTTCTTGCCGTAGGCCAGCCCCTTGTCAGTCACTGACCAGAAGTCGACCATTTCCTGCTTTGAGTTCTTGCGCTGGAGCTGCGTGAGGAAACCATGGGCTTCCAGTAGTTTGTTAAAGGCTGGTGCGGACGTGCGCAGGTCGAAGTCTTTGATGAGAGCAGTAACGGCCTTGGTCGGCATGGAGGTGCCGCCAGTTGCATCGGGCGCAGCGTCGACGGCGTAGCCAGGCAGGAACTTGGCATCTAGTCCATTGTTGGCGGCGATCTTTGCCAGCATCATCATCTTGCTTGACGGTGCCGGTTTCAGGAGGCGATCGAAGCACTCCAGAATGGCGAGCTCGCCGACAATCTTTGAGTTGTTGGCGGGAAGAGCGGCTTGTGCTGCGACAACACGCTCGAGCTCTTGCCAGCGATCCACAAGCTTCGATGTGAATTCCGGCGAGAGTTGAGCGACGATTACGTAGCTGTCACGCTCGCAGATGTTGTAGATACGGGTGGCGCGCGCGCGACCAAGTTTGTCCCTGGACCATTCATCCTCAGATTGAGGATGGACCAACCCGCTAGCGGCCAAGTCCTCAATGGTGCGCTTTACGTTGTCGTGGCGCTTGCCGGTGACATTCGCGATTTCGCGGGAAGACATCGTGCTGCGCGACACGTTTTCAGAATTCGAAAAACGTGTCGCGACATTGTTGGGGGGATTGACGAGATTGGATTGTGTATTCATTATTGCCTCGTTGATGTAGCAATGAACCGGGCCACGAACCCGGTTTTTTTGTGCCCGCGATTTAGCCGCGAGCCTTGTGCAACTCGATTACGGCGCCGATAGCCTCAAGGCTTGCCGACATGTACTTGGCGTGCAGCGCGCGAATTTTCTTCGCTTCGCCCGCGTCGATCTCGCCATCTTCCAAAGCTGACGCCACCATCTGATCAAGGGCGCCGCGCTGCGCGGATGCCGTCAGAGAGCGCTGGTACAGATCAACGTTGTCCAACTCCCCCGCTTCCGGGATCTTTACGAACACACCCCCGTACATCGCGCAGATGTAGTCCGGCAGATGCTCGGTCTTGGTCTCGCATTCAAGTACGTGGATCTCGACATCGCTGAGCGGCTTGCACCCGGCGGTTTCATAGATCTGGTTCTCCAGGCGCTTGTCCTTGATGCCAAGGCGAGCAGCTGCGCAATCCATCCCGCCTGGGAAAGCGTTTGACACGGCCGCCATTACTTGGCGGCGGGTCTCTAGTACGGGCGTTTTCATGTCCTAGTTTTTCCTTGGGTCGGCTGCGGTCAGAATTGCTTCAATGGAACGGCGGACAGGAATGTCGCTTAGCTGGCGAGGCGTTGATTCTGCGAAGGAAAGGCTCTCACCTCTTCTGCTGTACAAATCCCATTCGGGTGAGGGGTGACATAGATGTCACGGCCGATTCGAATGGCTTTACTGATGGCGCCCTGCGTCATCCCCAACAGAGCGGCAGCCTCGCTCTGCCCAAGCCAGCGGGCAAAATCAGTGATGTGAATTCGGTTCATGGGAGTGATCTCCGTGGTTCTTCATGCACGGATATTACCTATGGCATTTTTAAAAGTAAATGCCATTGGCATTTGTAGCTATATTACCGATGGGAATACGATTCAGGGATGAGCAAGAAACCCCTACCGCAAGATAAAAAGGATGAGTGCCTTCGGCTGAAGGCACTGTTCAATAGAAAGAAAAATGAGCTTGGGCTGACGCAGGAGAAGCTGGCTCACGCCTTAGAAATCAATCAAAGCTCCGTCAGCCACTATCTGAATGGCGTTAACCCGCTCAATCCTTCGATTGCCGCCTCGTTCGCGAACATATTGAAGGTAGATGTTCGTGAATTTAGTGAGCGCCTCGCCAAAGAGATTTCTCAAATGGCGTCGTCCATCGACCAGCGGCACGCCGGATCTGGCACCGCCATCTCGCTGGATGGAGAAGATTCGTCCAAATCTGATCGTGATTTTACGGGGTCTGGCGAAAGAGCAAGGGCCCTGGCCTTGGCCGCAAGCCCAAGGTCTAGATCGGCACTCGAGCGGATTGCAGAGGCCGCAGATTCTGGGCTGCTGAGCGAGCAAGATGTTCTGCTATTGGAGGCCATCGCTACTCGCCTCTCGATCAGGACTCCAACCAAAACAGAATCGCCTCATCAGCGTTTAAGGAAAAAGCTGACTCAAAATGATCCAGTTCCTGAATAGCGACTGCTTCGGTGGTCAATTGCGTGATCCAGTAAAAACGGGGCTAAACCCATTATTCCGCGCAAAAATTCGGGTCGGTGACGAGTCTTTGCACTGCTACGTTAAGCCGATCCCCGATAAGGTTTGGGAAAGGCCGGGCACCTACGAGTTTGAGTCATCTGAAATCGTAAGCGAGGCAATCGGGTATGCGCTGGCAGGTATCGTTGGTCTCCCGGTGGCCAAGAATGCAGGGGTAATTGAGCTGGATCGCGATCAAATTCCTGAGAGAGTTCAGCGCGCACTCGACTTTATTTCTCCCTCAGGCCCACAGAAAAGCTATTTGGCGTGGTTCTCTGAAGACACGACGTATCCCAATCTCGTGCAAAAGCACGTGGACGGTTTTCCTGATTTTATGAAGGAGCGTCGAGCAAAGAGACTTGTAACGCAACTATCCAAGAACAAGTCTATCCCGGCAATTTTGTCTTTTGATGCATGGCTTCAAAACTCTGACAGGCATCTAGGAAACCTGCTGTGGGCGTCCAGCGGCTCGTACACCCTGATAGATCACGGAAGGCTATTTGTATGGCCTGACTGGACTCCAGCCAAGCTGAGCGGGGCAAGGAAGTGCCCAAATAGGCTGATGGAAATAATCGATCTTTATGTCCCTCAGTGGAGCCAGAATCTACCCGTTCGAAGCGCTAGGCTGCTCGCGTACAATTCGTTCTCTGTAGCGTTTCGGGATGGTGGGGCAGAAAAAACAACGGAAATGCTATCGAGCTTTCTAGGCGACGAGGGGTCGGCCCAGGTGGTCGACTTCATTGCCGCGCGTCTGGATAATGACCGATACTCCAAGGAACTTGGAATGCTGGCAATATCATGAATATCTCCGAAAAGCTCAGAAGTCGCATAGGTGGCGCACCCCGTCAGGAGCTCGTGCGTGGCTCTTGGAGAAGCATAAGCATGTGCCTTGATCCTGATGCAGGGGAGTTCCTTAATGTGGGGGTTGCCTTCCAGCATGGCGTGCAAGTCGAGATTCGCATGCTCGACACCTTCCAGCGCCTGGCTTGCTTATATGACGGCCGAATCGATCAAAACGATTTGGTGCATTACCTTCAAGACGTAGAGGCCACCCTGCTAAGTTATGGCGGTAATCTCCCTGACTTTATCGGACACGATGTTCGACTTGGAGAGGCTCTATTTGCATCTGGCGCCACTGCAGAAAGCGTCGTCGATGAGTTCTTCAATGATGTAGTGACCCTCGCCCGCCCAAAATTTGGAGCAAAGCGTGACCACTTCCGCTATCACTCCACACCTAAGCTTCGGGACGGCGTGCTGAGAATAATGGAAGAGAAAATGAGGCTGAAGGCATCCCGTATTATTCAGCAGGGAAGATTCAGCTTAAAAATGAAAGGGTCTGCGAACCGCATCGAAGTAGACGTCCCCCTGCTTAGCAGTGACGCCGCCGGCACAATTGTCTCGGCGTGGTACAAGAGCCCGCTGGTGGTTGAGCACAACATCCTGCAAGCAGCCTCGGACATTCTGCTCATCACGAGCAACTCAGATCGAAAAGGGTCTATTTCGGTACTTATGCCCAGTTCTGATAGCGGCATGTCCGCAGAGGAATTTCGGAAAGTCCACGACACAGCCTTTCGCCAAATGGATCGGGCCAGCAAGGCTGGTGTTGACGTCATCGAAGCAGTGTCGACTGACGCATTGGCCAACCAAACAATCGAATGGTGGGACGATAGAGCTGCATAACGCCTAAATCATCCATCAAATCAGCCCGCCTAGTGCGGGCTTTTTATTGCCATCGGCAAATATTATTACCAACGGCATTGACAGCAAATAATGCCATTGGTAATGTTCACCCATCGCGGCGACACACAGCCACTGCGAAGGGCCTCAACAGACCCGCCGCTCTTTAACAACCCAAACCATTCGCGGATCGATCCCCGGAAACGGGCAGCCCTTGAG